ATGCTGACCATTAAGCAGATCGAAGCGGCAAAGCCGAAAGATAAACCGTACCGTCTGCTGGATGGCAACGGCCTGTACCTCTATGTCCCGGTGTCGGGAAAGAAGGTCTGGCAGCTGCGATATAAAATGGATGGCAAGGAAAAGGTGCTGACTGTCGGCAAATACCCGCTGATGTCATTGCAGGAAGCCAGGGATAAAGCGTGGATAGCCAGGAAGGATGTCTCAACAGGAATTGACCCGGTTAAGGCCAAAAAGCTTTCGATCAAAGATAATACGTTCGGTGCTATATATCAGGAGTGGTACGAGCACAAAAAGCAGGTGTGGTCTGTGGGGTATGCAGGTGAGCTTGCGAGAATGTTTAAGGATGACGTTCTGCCGCAGATTGGCGGGCTGGAAATTAATGAAATTGAGCCGATGCAGATACTGTCGGTGATCCGCACGTTCGAAGACCGCGGGGCTATGGAGAGGGCAAACAAAGCCAGGAGGCGTTGCGGTGAGGTTTTCCGGTACGCGATAGTGACCGGCAGGGCTAAATATAATCCTGCGCCAGACCTAGCTGACGCGATGAAGGGATACCGCAAAAAGAACTACCCTTTCCTTCCGGCCGACCAGATCCCCGCATTCAACAAGGCGCTTGCAGGATTCTCCGGAAGCATCGTAACTAAGGTTGCAACGCAGGTTTTGCAGTACACAGCGCTCAGGACGAAAGAGCTTCGTTCTATGCAATGGGCGAACGTCGATTTTGAAACAAGGACTATCACGATTGACGCAGAGGTAATGAAAGGCCGCCGCGTCCACATCGTACCGATGTCTGATCAGGTGGCAGATCTGCTTCAATCTATCCGCCCGGTGACCGAGCCAGTATCGGAATTTGTTTTTCCGGGTCGCAACGATAAAAAGAAACCGATAAGCGACGCAGCTGTCCTTCTGGTTATCCGCCAGATAGGATACGAAGGGCTAGCCAGCGGCCACGGTTTCCGGCATCAGTTCAGTACAATCATGAACGAGCATGAGTGGCCGGCAGACGCCATTGAGAAGCAACTGGCACACGCAAACAGCGGATCAATCCGCGGTATCTACAACCACGCTCAATACCTCGACAAGCGCCGGGAAATGATGCAGTGGTGGGCTGACTATATCGACGGGAAGGTGGCATAACGCCACCTATATCACCGGGCAGTCATCATCCAGCCCGTTCCGCGTATCGACGACGAAATGCGTTACGACGCCGATCACCTGCAACTCATCCAGACAATCCCCTTCTATCGCATCGCCATCATGCGTGATGAACGCCTTCCCCATAAACTTCCCGAAATAGGTACGCCCGTCCAGGCTGGCGAGCAGCACGTCGCCTTGCCGCGCTATTAAACCCCTGTCGACCACAGCAGCGCCGGTTGATGTCTCAATGACCAGACTGTTAGCCGTCAGGTTGCAAATGATGTCAGCGCACATCGTTGTTTCAATGTAATCAGCCGCTGGCGATGGAAATCCCATTATTGAACATACCCCATGTTGCGGAGCATCCACAGCCGGTTTTCGCTGATATCAGGCGTTTTGTCCACGAAGCCGGTCTGGTATCGCTCTATCCACCGGTTGGCATCTGCCAGAGTGTAGTGCCAGTTGCGATTGCGCAGCTCACGCACAAAGTCCTCCGTTCGCAAGCATTGATAGCCTTTAGGGTTCTGATGTATTGCCGCCACGAAAGCGGCGCTAATATCTATTTTGCGTGCCATAGTCTTCCCTCCATTCATACTGTATATATAAACAGTATTTCAAAGGGGAGATTTGGTCAATACCAAAAAGAAAGCCCTCACATGGAGGGCTGTTATTGTGGATCAATAATCCCACTCAAGGCCGGATAGAGATACGAACTGAGCGCCAGCTGGTAGAGTTCCGTCCAGCGCCCTCACAACATCAGTAACTGATATATGAGATATAGAAGTAGCGCCAGAAAGAATCATCATTGCAGGGAATCGCCCTCCCGGTGACACGGGTCGCAAAGAGCCTGGTATTGTAACAATGCTTGCTGTAGCTCCTGAAACAGCCTGAACAAACCCGCGGACACAGAGGCGATAGTTTTTGAGAGATATTTCAAACTGCTCGTTGTCAGAAGATGCTGTTACCCATCCGGATGAAAGCGCTGGCGCAACGCCGCCGCCAGTGACCTGGAATTTTGTGGACGTGAGTATGTTATAGCGCTCGCTGCCTACATAAATCCTGCCAAGAGCAGTCATAAAGTAAAGGCTGCCGACTGTAGTTCCTTCAACCTGGTCGATGAATATACGGGTATTATCCAGCGCCGTTATTAGCGCGTTTGTTACGTTTACGCCTTCGCATCGACCAATCGATAGTTGAGCTGATGGGTTCAGTGCAGGAGTAGCCGAGTAAATGCCCTGCTTGCAGTTAGAAACGCGAACATGGTCAACGCGGACACGCGACGCTGTGGTGCTACCATCGATAATAAAGGCATACTCACCTACGATGGCGTTATTAGCAGCCAATCCATCGGCGACAATGCTGACAATATGAACATCTGCGAGCGGCATTAGTCCACCACAATGGACGCCCCACACGGCGCCGCTTGTATTTACACTGCCGAGATAGACCGGACCGTTAAATGTCTGCGCATTTGGGTCAATATCAACCCCATGCTCTGCATATGCTGGCACAAACCATGGGCTGGTATTTCGCGGCCTGTAAGAGTAAGTAAAGTCATGCACGTGAACATTTCCGGCGCCTGAAGAGCCGTCGGCTTTAATTATCAGGCCGTTCTTGCTTTGGCAGTATGCGTAAATGCCAGTGGCAACAACATCTGATGCCTTTATGATTACGCCGTGCGACCCACAGATTCCTACAACATTATCAAGCCGTCCTTGGGTATATCCTTCAGTAAGAACAGCGTGACCGAGAGCCTGGCTGTTATACATCAAGCCAATGACATTACGCAGAACCAGACCACGTCTTTGAGTTAGCCCCGTAGATGGAGCGCCATGGACAAAGGCATCCCATGTCCCCCCATCCGGATGTGAGTTTGTTGTGGTATTCGAGCCTGGGTATTTTTCATTTACATAGTCCCTACCCATATCGAAACCAATATTTTCAATGGATAGGTTGTTAGCCCAGGCAATGAATCTCCCACAAATAACAGATCCGCCAGTTAGTCGGGTTAATGTGGAGTTCCATATCGGCGCTCTTTCTCCAAGGATTCGGATATTATCCACGGTCATACTATCGGAGTTTACGTTCCACGAACCAGATTCAAATCTGCCTACCGGAACCCAAACAGTACCACCACCAAACAAAGCAAGCGTGGCAATTGCCTGTTTAAGATTTGGATAGCTTGCAATGTTTACCGTCGGCAGCATGTCGTAAGCATTTTTGATAGCTGAGCCTACAGTATTCGGTGGATAAGATAATTCAGGATCAAATCCAACAAGCCCTGCTCCGGCGGAGCTTTCAAGGTCAAACCGGAACTGGTCAGGATCGTACTTTATGATGTTAGGGAAGTAGAACTGTTGTACACCATTCGAATCATAAACAGCCATTGAATGGCCTTTAACGGTCATGAACTTATGGATTTGACCGTTATATACAGGGAAGCCGCCAGCATTGATTGAAATGGGCTGAGGTACAGGAACTACAGCGCCGCTCTCATTCTCAATATATACTGGTATCTGATTGCCGGGGATTGTCGGGTCTGTATCGATGTTGCCAATATAGATTTTGCCATTGGCTGCGGCCTTGAATGAGTTAGCGAGCGTAAAAAGCTGACTCGGCATTGAGACAACAACATTGGGAGTTACATCAGCCATTGGCTTTTTCCTTAATGAGTCGCTTCTTGCTCCATAGACCAGCGGCGCTACTGAGAAAAAACCAATGATATTTTTAAGCACACTTCTTCTGTTCATGATAGGCCTGACCTAATTCCCCATGGCAGAATGATGAAGCTTTATCATTTTGTTTTCAATAACGTGTTTGGTATAGGAGCAGAAGCGATGGAAAGAGATTTATTGAACTTCGCGTTTTTGATTTTTGGGATATTCGTAGGAGTGGCGTTATTCGCTTAGCGCTTCTGACTTAGCTCCCTGAGCTACAGAGTTGAGCACACGCTCAGCCTGAGAAAGCGCCTTTTCGAATGCTGTTGAACCGCGCGGCGTATTTGCAAGCCGTAACATTGCATTTCTGACCGGCTCGCTTTCATACATGCGTGACAAAATGCCATACCCGGCACCTCCAGCGGCGACAGCGGGGTTTGTAATCGACCCTATACCCAAAATGAAAGGTATGGCCTGCTGCCCTGTCGGTGTAGTAACCCCTGCCTGACCAGCGCGCTTTGTTGACTCAAGGTAATTTTTTAGCCCTTTCAAATATGCAGCATCGCGTCCTTTAAACGTTATGCCTGTCTGATTGGACATCAAATTAACCTGCCGCAAAAACTGGTCTGGCGATCCGCCTGATTTCTCCATCGCCTTCCCAATGATGCCGTTACGCATCTGTGCGCGACCAATTTGCCCTACTGAGCGATACAGGTTTTGCACTTCTGATTTTTTGCCGCTGAATAGCATGTTGTTCACTACTTCAGGGGTTAAATCGCCTTTCATGATGACGTTCTTAAGACGCGTGTTCTTCAGTTTATTGGCCTCATCGGCATAGATAGCATTAGCCTGCCTGTATCGGCGCAGACTATCGCTGCCAAGGTTCTGACCAATGGCGCTGTCAATGTCACCGGTCATTGCACTGTAAACTCTCTGAATGGCGGCGTCAGACCTGTTAGGGAGAATTGTGCGCTCGCCCTTTACGTCCTGCCTGAACTGGCTGCGAAGGTTGCTGAGTTGCTGCAAATCCATAGACATGGGACCATTAGGCCCCGCGTTTCTGGTCAACTCGTCCCTATATGCTTTCAGCTTCGTGATTGTCTCGTTGTCAGAAACTCCACCAAGTTTTTGCAGTGTGGCGATTTCGGTGTCGATCTGCTGAATAGCCCGAGAGGGCTGAATGTTCACTCCGGCCATCGCACTTTGCACCTGCTCAAGCCGATTACCTGCCGCTTTTTTAATGCCTGCTGTTTTTGACTTGAGGCTGCCGATCACTATTGATGGGTCATATTCTCCGAATCGCGATGCATACTCTTCTACTAACTGGCTGCGGCCCTCCTGCTGAGTAGCACGCATTCCGCTAGTCCCAACAAAAGGAATATTTTCCGCAGTAGTTTGAGCCATGCGCCCAACGCGAGAATTAGGCTGAAGTACGTCAGAGGTATGAAGCGGAACATCAGCTGAGTTAGCAAACTGGATAGCCTCTCTGGCCTCCGGAGATATGGTTCCACGCACACCACGGAAAGCTGCGCCTATAGCACGGCCAGCCTGATTAATGGCGCCGCCAAGAGCAACGCCGGTTGCCAGATCTGTAGCGAGCGCCTCCGGGTTATTTTTCTCACTATTTGCAGCCATAGAGCCGACGGTGTTTTCAGCGAGTAAGCGAGATGCACCCTGCGCGACACGGCCGGCAATGGATGGGGCTTGAGCGACCGCCCTTTCGGCGCCAACAGGCGTCAGGTAAGGCAATGCCTCGGCAAATACGCGGCCTTCTGTGGTTTGCGGGGTGAGCGTTCCCGGCTGGACGCCGAAATCCTGCTCAAGCCCCTGCGTCGTTACCCGAGGTGCCGGCTGATATGTCCCATCACCAAGACCAAGTTTTTTACCCGCCCATGCTCCGGCGCTTGTTACAGCATCAGCAACAGAGGCAGGAATGTTGGCGATATTGACGCCAGCCTGAAGCAAACCACGCCCGGTTTCGGCAGCTGCATTACCAAGGTCTGACATGAATCCACCTTGCTGGGATTCAGGCTGCTGGGATTGCTGCTGTTGCGGCTGTGACTCGGGAAGAGGGTATGCGGTAAAGAAAGCCTGTCTTGCCTGATCAGCCTGATCGCCTGCCTGAGGCGCAACCACTTCATTGAAGTATTGCTCTTGTGCCTGTGCCTTCTGCTCAGGCGGCAAATCCTGGTATTGCTGCGTGGCAATCACGTCTTTCCATGCCTTAGCCATTAATCACCCCACAAAGAAGAAAAGCCAGCAGATGGCTGTGACTGTCGTGATGTTTGAGACGCCGGCTGCGCTACCTGCTGGGATTGTTGCTGTCCACCTCTACCACCAACACTCACGTTGTACTGCTGATTGTACTGGTCAGTGTATTGCCGGATATTGCGTACAGACTCCTGGACAGCCTCAGGACTTGAGAAGTCGATCTGCGGCATTCCCTGAAAATACATCTTCGCCTCAGCTACGGTGTTGATACCGGAAGCCCCCATGTCACGCGCAGCTGCAATGCCCTGATTCTGCATCTTGCCCTGGATACGTTGAGCAGCGTTGTAGACCTGACGCTCATCCTTGCCGCTGATACGACTGCGCACGTCCGCGCCGAAAGCAGGAGAACCGTTGCCGCCGGTAACTCCGGTCATAAAACCAAGCGTCTCCGGGCTGGCATTTTCAATGGCGGTGAGGTCTTTAGCCATTGCATAGTTACCCGCTGATGCTGCTGATGTAGCAGGCGCTGCGATAGCGCTGGCCGGAACACGAACGACATTGCCATTGTCATCACGACCTTCATAGAACGCATTCTGCCCGGCGCCGTGCAACTTACCACCAACCGTTACAGTTCTACCGTCTGATAACTGGACTTGTCTGTTACTGCCTGCCGCGGTGTTAATCCCTGCGGCCTGAGCAAAGACTGCTGCGGCCTCCGGATCTGTTTTAAGAAGTCGAGAATACTCGCCATAGTTTTGCATGGCGGATGTCGGGCCATTAGCTGACATCCTGGCATTTTGCGCAGAGATGTTCTGACCCCGCACGGTAATATCCTGCCCTCGCGCAGTCAGTGACTCGCTGGCCTGATTGCTGCGGATGGTTTCGGATAATTTATCCCTGTCAAGACCCTGACTAACAATCTTGTCCTGGACGTTGAAGTAATCCACTGGGCCAAGCGCCGCCATGCCGAGGTGATCAACAAACTCCCCAAATTGTTGCGGGTCTTTCTGGTAAGTTTGTGCCACTTCCTGAGGGCTAAGGCCAACTCTCGCAAGCTCGCTGGCATTGTTTTGCAGCCAGGAAGACATTGCCTCTGGCGAAGATGAGGCAAGGCGCGCCGCTGCCGCCAGAGCGCCGACGCTTGCACGCTGGTCATCATCGACAAATTTCATGCCGTTTCGCACAGCCTCAACCTGGTCTGGATACTGTGCAGCGAGTTGCCTCATAGCATTGCGGTCACCTGACGCATAAGCATTGCCATATGCCTGCTGGAATTCTGCCTGACGCTGGGCCTGCTCACGCTTCTGATTGATGTCCATTACAGAGGTAAGCCCCTGCAATGCCTGAAGGCCGAGGTTGTTACGCCCCGATCTTTCTAACTCATTGTTTTGACGGATAGCCGCCAGCGTAGCGTCAGCGTCACTGGCCTGAGGTGCATTAACATTGTTCCCACCGAGACTGGCTAAGATGCCGCCTGGATTGCCGGACTGTTGCCAAGTAGCCATGTTCTACCCTTAAAAAAGTGATGACAGCCCGCCGATAGCACCACCTGCCACCGCACCCCATGGCCCAAATGCAGAGCCCATCGCCGCGCCGGATGCCGCTCCAGTAAGGAATCCCTGTGCCTTTGAAGGCTGGTTAGCTCCAGCGGCTGATGCAGCGGCCTGCTGCTGATAAAGTTGGCTGGCGTTGTTAGCATAGCTTTGCCCGGCATTGGCCTGACCGGTTAATGCTCCCAGACCAATGTTCGCGAGGTTTTGATAGTTGTTCATTTGGCCGGAGAGCCAGTTCTGACCAAGCGTAGGGGCGATCGCTGCCAACTGATTGCCTGTGGCAGTTGAACCAAGACCGCCGGTAGCCTCTGCTGCATTGAGTGACTGATAGCGAGCCTGATCTGCCAACTGTCGGTACTGGTCAGATCCGTAATAATCACTAAGCGCCTGCCCCTGACCTTGCAGAGTTGAAAGACCCTGCAACTGAGAGACATATTGCTGAGCAAGAGGAGTAAATGGTGCGAGGTTCTGCATGTTCGTCTGCCACATTTGGCGTTGCAGATCGATACCCTTTTGCGTTGCCTTTGCTTGGGCCCCTGCACCACCATCCCCACCTTTGTAATACACCGCCTTGTTGAGGTGCTTGTTAGCAATCTGATGGATAAGCATTTAAAAGATCCTCATATTTATATCGAGGTAGTTGATAAAGGGTTACGCCAACAGGCTTGCCATTGCTGACAAAGGCGTCATCAAGATGGCCGACGCGAGTAGCGCCAAGAAGACGGATTAGCACACGCCCATACTTGGTGGAGTCTGGAACCATGGTGATACTGTTCAGGAAGGGGGAGTTCTGTAGAAGCCATTTGCAGAATAACCGATGCCCATGTAGGGCATACTCACCTCGGAAGCCTGGATTATAGATGGCGTGGCATTCGACGACGCTGTGCCAGAAATTGCGAACCTCATGTACGCCAACCAGCAGTACGCCCTCATAGATGCCGAGATACACCGCATCATGCTTGATGAGGTATTTATCTCCGCTATCAACTATGTTCCCGGTGTTCTCTGGATTATTCAGGAATTCTGCAAGCTTCATCTGGTTGTCGATGAGCCTGATTTCCATATGATCTATTGCTCTGCTTAAGAAGTGATAATCAACCCGTGTGACGGTCTAGGGCGTGATGTTGATGGTGCCGATCCGGGTGCCGTCAATCCATAACTCAGCAGTGCCGGTACTTGTCCAGTTGATATTGAATGAACTGGTCGATGCTGGGGCGAAAACACCTGGCCTGCATGCGATTCCGGTTGCCGCAACTCTTCCATTCACGGTGACGGAAGAGCTTATTGTCCCGCCAGTTTTACCATCCACGGTGCTCAGCCTTGCATCGTCTCCTGCCGCTACCGTCCCAGCGATAGTTCCGGTATTTTTTACGGCAGCATCACCCAGCCCAAGATTAACTCTTGCCGTGGGTACATCAGCTATTCCTGCCAGGTTGCCAACTTTCAGCAGAGACTCTGTTTTAGATGCTTTATTTTGCTGTATGTCGTTAATAGAGCTTTCGGCGGAATCAATCCTTGCCGTGTTTGATGAAATTCTTGATTCATGGTCTTCGACATCTGCTTTTAGCTCAAGAAGTCGATTGTCGTGATCATCAAGAACTACATCCTGCTCCTCGTTCTTAACCGTAGCCTGATAGGCCAATTCAGCTGACTGATTGCTTGAATTGGCAAGGTTCTGGAAGTCGCTGTTTTGCTGAATAATGTACAGGCGGTATGGCTGCGAGAAGTTAGCTGGCAGAATGGAGGAATCCACACGCCTGGCCTGAACATTTACTTTCTGCGGTGTTTCAGCCATTACTCAATCCTTATCTGACATCCGCTAAGCGTTACCGGGGAGGAGGTTATTATCCTTACCTTAAAACCAATGTTCTTCCTGATGCGCCCTATCCGTTTCCATATTGCACGCTGGTCGTAACGGAATGGCGAGTTCCATGGCACCATTTGTTCTCTGCCATAATTAACGCCGTCCGTGGTTGCAGATACGAACATGCGTTCTGCTATCTGAGATACGCCGCTACTGGCCTCAAGCTCAAAATCAAAAACCCTTGCGTTGTCGGCCTTGAAGAGGGGCGTATAAAGCAGATGCTCCTGCTGCTCAGCGTACTGGCTTGATATTGACTTATCCAGAACACCGAGCTGGTTCGCCCTTTTATCTCCGCACGTAATCACATTTCCTTCGTACATCAGATCAATGGCGCGATAGGCATCATCATTAAATCCTGTCTTCAGGATCGCCCACTGCGCTCCGCTTTGGCTGGCTGCTCCGTCATAAACCAGTACGTGCTTTTGCAGGTGTATAAGCAGCAACTCATGCGCTTCGAATCTGATGCTCTCCATGTGGGCTTCACTAAGCTCATCTGCTGTGTAGCTCTGGAGAATTTTCTCAATGGTCGACGTTGCGATTTGCTGAGCGGAACCGGAATTAATCAGGTAGACGGATGGCGCGCCAGTGGCCGGATGGCTAATAATGGCATGTGTGTCAGCATACTTCGCTTTGCAATGCGTCCCTGCTATCCCCTTCTGCACCATCATAGATGGTTGCGACTGGTATAACGCCACGCCGACCGCCGATGTATTGCCGGTTAGGTTGAAATACTCAATGGTAGATGTGCCGAAACAGACAACAAAATCACGCCAGTTGTCGATGCCTATAATGCCGTCAGGTTGGCTTTCAGCGCGGTATTCTGCTGAATACCGATCTGGCTTTGATTCATCTTCAAGGTCGCTGATGAAAAATGAATCCGTTCCGCTTTTGCACCATACATATCGTGACTGGTTTCTGCATAAATCCCTGAGATACCCGAGTTCATATTGGGTAAAACCACTATCAACAGGCCAGTTTGATAATGTTTTTTCAGAGCCATCATCGTAGCGATACAGAGTCATCGTGCCGTTAGCGCCTACGGCATGACTGATGTAACTGCATGCCATGCTTACCCTGTCAGTTCCGCCTACAATCCCTTTTGGAGCACCGCTCTTGTAAAGCTGCTCGCCGCATACACGATAAACAGCGTTTTCATGAGTGTTGTACAGAGCACCACGGCTGGGCCCTCCCACATCCAGGAGCTTTTTTATTCCGGGGAATGAGCGTAGGTAGCCGTTTGAATTAAGAACTTCTTTGGGAGTGGCGATCATGTTGACCGGAAGATAGTCGATGTAGTCAGCGTTACTGTATTCTTTACCCGTTCCCTTCATCAGAGGAAGTTGTTGGATCGGCATCACTCACCTCTTGACGATGGTAGTAGTAAATTCCGTTGCCTGTGGCTAGCCTGTTGCCTGAGCCAACTGGCATGCGTCCGGGATAACCGCTTTTCCGCCAGAGCGATTTAGCTCTTGAAGAAGCAGAAAGTTTGACCAACTGCTCTTTGCCATATCGAGCAGTGGTGATGATTTTCGCGCTCGGCTCAATGGCGTAATCAGGCGCTATGCGGCATGCGAGGTTGAAAACCACAGCGTTAAGTGCATTTTTATTTAGCCCGTGGGCGTCGCCTGGTGCGGGAGCAATGTCATCAACTGCAAACAGATACCCAACATCTATCCCCGCGCCCGTCAGTCCTGACCACTCGGCCATCATCATCTCAAGGTCGTTAACGCCATCTTCCATAGATTGCGGTTCAACATCGGTTAACGTGGCACTTGAGGCGACGCCCAGCTTGCGTAATGCGGCGTTTACGATTTCGCCTTTAGTCGTCAGATTCATCGCTTTCCGCCTTAGTTTTGCGGGTGCGTTTAATTGGTTCCTGATTCAGCTTTTCAGCTTTTACATCTTCAGGGTGTTTATGCCATCCCTGCTTGATGTGCTCAGCCACTTCATCGTCTCGGACAATTACAGTTTTATATTCCTTGCCCCAGACGCGAGTCCCTTTGCCATGGCGATATAGCATCACGCTCATGATTTGCTCCAGAGATAAGGGGCCGAAGCCCCTTTATGGTTTAACCTTCGATGGCGGTTGCGACATCCTGATTAGCTAGGCCAACACCGATTGCCTCAGGGCGCACAGCGGTTGATTTGTACCAGAGCGCAATACGGCATTTGCCGCTCAGCGTGCTGATATCACCCTGGAATGCGATGACGCCATTCAGACCAGTGCCCGGGATGCTGAAGCTTTCAGACTTCATGCCTGCGAAAAGCGAATGGTTCAGCGGGATCGGCTGAGACACCAGGCGGATAGAATCATCAGCCCAGAACACGTTAGTTTGAACTGAATCAGTGTTCAGCACGTTGATTGCTGCGCCAGCCGCCAGAGACGTGTTGACGTTGGCATACGCGCGTTCTGCCGCGGTCAGGCTGGTGTCATCCAGTGCAATAGGCTTAGGCGTGATGGTAATTGCGTTACCATTCACGGCCACGACAGAGAAAGTCGCGTCCTGAACCAGCACGTTTTTTGCCATCTGCGCCAGGAACTTAACGCCAGCGAAAGAAATCTTATCGCCACGTTTGAAACCTGTGCCAGAGCTGACGTTGACCGTTGCAAAACGGTTGTCCACGTTTTCTCGGCTATTGTCTTCGTTCACCCGCCATGACTGAGGTTTGAACTTCTGCGCGCCACTAACCGTTACGCCAGTTGCGGTAGAGGCCTCTAGTCTTGGCAATTTAGGTGAGCGCAGCACATCGTTGAAACCGGCAACTTGCTTCTGAATAACGCCTTTGGTGTAAGCGTCATCTTGGATCCGACCGTAGAAGTCTTTTCCAGCGAGATCCCGTCCAGCGCCACGATAGTCGTTGGCGTTGAAGAAGAAAGACAGGCCAGCATCGCGGTTGAGTTCGCGAGCAAACATGAGAGATTCAGCTTCGGAGATGAAGTCCCAGCCGGTGTTTGCATTGCCGATAGGCCCGGTGCTGGTAACAACAAGAGAACCCATTTCAGCAGCGGTGCGAGCAATCTCTGCTTCCACGTTGTTAGCCAGCTTCTTGGCAGACGCGGCGATCCGGCGACGATAAGTAGACTCGTCACGAACATCATCAGCACGGATGTCGAAGAAGTCATTATCAGGCTCGTCCAGCGTTACTTTGACGTTCAGCTCCAGCAGATCGGTTTCTTTGTCGGTCAGGTCCCAGCCGCGTTGAGTTGGCGCTTCCTGCTCAACCGGCATCCAGATAGTGTTATCACCGCGCTGCATTTCACGGCCCGGCGGAGTGTACTTATCCACCTTCATGACCATTGGCATGATGTTCTGCATTGTTTCGATAACCTCACTTACTGCGAGCGTTACCATTTGACCTTCGTTAAGAGCCATTATTTGATTCCTTTAAATTGAGACCTGAGCTTAAGGTATTCAGTCGTGTCGCCGCGTTTGGCTGCTGCATCCATCTTCTTCTCGATGGCAGACAGGTTTGCTGCTACAACACTACCCTGCACAGGCTCATCGGCTGGCGGGGCGCTGGATACCTGATTAGCTCGAGGCTTGAGAGTTAATCGTTCAGATAGTCGAGTGAGTTCAATCAGTGCTTGCTGCTGGTTCATTTGCAGGATCTGACGCGTTTTCTCCGGGTTAGAGCCCAGGTGGTACATCAGTGCGGCGGATTTCTCCGGGAACAACACCATGAGGTCAGAAACAATTTGCGGCGGCACAAGCTGAGCAAATGCCTCCTCTTTGTCCTGATAGTCAGGGATGTTGAGCTTTTCCGCTGCGTCATAGTGTTTGCGTGCAGCCTCGACGTATTGCACTGACTGCTGGGTATATTCCTGAGTCTTACGACCCTGCTCTGCTACTGCATTGCTGCGAGCGTCCTGAGCTTTAATAAGCCACTCATTGTTCGCTTGCTGGAATGCAGCCTGAGCGCGACCACTATCCCAGCCAAACTTCTCCATGGCTTCGTCAGAGAAGAAGTCATTGGCGTCCGGCTGAGGCGGTAGTTCAGGTTTTACCCGTAAGTTCTCCGGCACATCTCCACGCTTGACCGCCTCCATCTGCTGTTCAAGCTCACGTTGACGCTTGCGCTCCAGCCGGCGGCGGGCAAACTCTGCGTTAGTTGCCGGGTCTTGTTTTGGCTTGTTCTCATCGTCTTTCAGGACAATCTCGAAGCCTTCTTCCTGACCTGCGTTGTCGTTGGCATCATCGACAACTAAGCCATCTGCGGATGCCGCCGCCTGATCGCCGGGCAGGAGTTGTTCTTCAGAAGCCTGAATTTCGGTGGTTTCGTACATGATTAACTCTCTCTTATTGAGGTAACTCGGCTACACCGCCGGTGGGGAAATTTTGTCTCTGCGATTGCAGGTGATTTGATATGTCCATGCGCTGACGGTGATCTGCATCAGCGCCTTTCAGTAACAATTCCGCATTGGCGCGAGCTTCATCGCTACGCTGCTGCTGGAATTGACCGATTGTTTTGAGCATCTCTCTGAACTCTTTTTGCTTGTCCAGATCCATGCCATTGAGGATTTCAGCAACCTTAGCCGCGTTAAGCTGGTTCTGAGCTTCAACCTTCGCCGCCTCAACAGCGATCTGCTGCTGTTGGTTGTTGGCTTTGATTAGCTCAGCTTGACCAGCAAGGTACTGGCCTTGAGCAACGAGCGTTTCAGGGCTTGGTTCTTTCTGCTGATTCTGCGCCTCCTGAACCATCTGAATTTCTTCAGGCGTTTCAGGTTTCTTCAGGCCCATCGACACCAGTTGCTTATTGGCGTACTCGCGCATCATTTCGACGCCCTTACCATCCAGTAGCGTGAAGTATTGAAGCAGCAACATCTGCCATTCCGGCGTACCAGGCGGAACCTTAGCGAGCAACTCCTGAATCTCTGCGCGGTTTTGCTCTTTCATCGACTGGAATGATGGACCCGTGTCTGTGTAGCACTCATAGCGCCCACGAATGTCGTTGGTTACGACATGCTGACCGGTGGCGAGGTCTACCATCTCAGAGTAAAGCTGAACGTCCTTCTCTGTGCCGTCTTCCAGCGTGATAGTGACCTGCCGTGGTACGTCATAAACATCGTTAACCATTGAGGCGTAAATCTCGCCATCACGGCGCATTGCCGTTGCGAGGTTGTCCTGAAACACGTATGTCTCAAGGTCAGCTCGCATATTCAGCTGATTAACAGTGTCGAACGCCACCTGCCCGTTAGCTGCCTGTGCATCTACACCAAGCGTTGCCACTTCTTTCACCGCAGCGGTAGCGGCGTCAAGCATATAGGCGTTGGCCTGTGGAACCTCGGGATTCTCCATGTAGGCGATTGGTCCGACGGGGAAGTCGCCGCCGTTCTCATCTTTCTGGTTTTGCAGGTAGTACGGGTAATCATCGCTGTCTGAGTACATGTGCTCATACCCTGCAATCTGCTCAGGGAAGAACACAGGCTTTTTGCGTGGGTTACGGGCAACAATGTCAGCGTTGAAAGACATAATCATGTTGCGCAGGCGCTGGCCGTCTTTCGTTAGCCTTACGACGCCCTCATAAACCTCTTTGTCGCCAGCGAACGACCACTCGCCGAACACAGGAACAATTGGGATGTGCTCGCCAGCAATCAATTCGCGGTCTTTGAGGATTTCAGTCAGCGTTATGATCGACTTATATACCCGGCGCCGCTTAACCTTGCGTTCAGCTACTTTCACATACCCTTTATCTGCCAGGTCGTCGATAACGTCAGCAATATCCTTTTTAAAGTAACTGACTGGCTCGCCTGTCATCGGGTCGAGGTAGATGTATGCCCATTCTTTCTTCTCCTCAACCTCGTAATGCTCACCGACATAAATCACACCGGCAGACATCCACGGGAAGATGAGACCGCTATCAGGGCTCTGGAATGACGGGATGTCATCCGCATCAAGTCCGTATTCCTCAGCAAACTCTTCCCAGCCGTTTTTGCTAAGCGGCGTGATGATGGTGCAGTGCTTAGCGTCGCTCTTGTCCATCTGCTTGCTGTTGCAATCCCAGATAACGTGAGAGCATGCTTCGTGGATGGGTAAGCGGCGGATCACCTGGTTGTTGCTGGTCGGGTTGTTGTCCTCGTATTGCGTGACAAGCCGCCACGCACCAACGCCAGCCTCAATCTGCTCGCGAACACCGACGTTGACGGCTATCTTCGCTGAGTTGTGCCGCATGTCAGTGCGATACATCCCCATGAGCACGTCAGCCGCATCAGGCTTTGCCCCATCCTTCGGACGGTAGAGGACATCAATCGGGTTGCGCCGCATTTCTGCGACAAGCTTGCGAACTACCGGGCGGACTACATCGAACTGACCGCGATATTGAAGTGTTGTGTAATCTGATAACCAGTCATCCCACTGGCTAACCCGGCTAAAGAACAGGTCATTGGTCGCCTCGGTTCTGGCCTCATCGCTCGCTGACCAATCCGCATCGAACTTTCTGAGGATGGAGTCGAGTCTGTTTTCGTCTGCCATTATCGTCTCCGTGCGACAGGTTTAATCGGCGGTGGTAATTTCTTCTCTTTGACTACGCCAATGTCGCCATAGCGCTTGGCAAAGCGTCGCATCATGTATGCATATCGTGTGGCGTCGAGCAGGTCGTCTCGGGTTTTGACGATTCGACCGCGGTCGTCACGGTGATAGAAGTTGAATTCCTCGAACCAGTCACGCAGCCCACGGAATACTTTGAACCTGCCGCTACTCATCAGGTCGTGCAGTTCGAACAGTCCAGCCTCAACAGAACGGGAACCATCAGGCCACTGTGCGCACTCAGGAAGCATCAGGAATCCTGCGGCATGGTAATACTCTCTCTGCTGCAAGCCACTGCCTTTCTCCGTTTGTAGGCCGTCCTGAGGCCATGCAGTCGGCACCTTGTTAGCCCACGACTTGGTTGCGCCCCATGCTTCAGCGGGAGATGTCTTGCTGGCCTTCCATGCTTTGGTGACGTAGTAGGTGTCGCTGTCGAGGTCGATAGCCAATTGCACACGGCTTTGCGGGTGATCCCAACCGAAGTCCATGCCATCGATGACCATGTAGTGCTTTGGTATCGGGAACGGATCACAGGTAATCGTGTCTTCGCTGAAATCGAATATGCGCCCCTGACCGAGCATTGGAATGCCCTTGGTACGCATGTCGCGCTGATGCGGTGGGTAAGATTCAAGCAGGCTGCGCTTTGTTTCTTCAGTGAGGTGAGGCGCATCATCCCAGCCCACATTCATGCAGAACTGAGAATCCCCCGGATCATCAAGCAACTTGATTACCAGCTCTGTGCGTCCGTTCTCTGGCGTAAATGTGAGAATGCCTCTGCCGCCTCGCCCCCTGTCGCCGGTTGCTGTACGTGTCAGAACCTGCGGGTAGATTGTCTGGTCTTCTGGCTCTTCATCGATGTGAAACCAGTCGATGTCATCACCCATCAGAGCGTGCTGACCCTGAGTGTAAGACCAGAACTGGACCTTGCTAAGCTCTCCGCTGCTGTGCCGGATATAAGCAGACCTGACAGCATTTGGTGTGCCGGTCATAGGCTCGGTAGATACGATGCGATCTGCCGGAACAAGGCCGCCTGTGAATTCACCATTTACCTTCTTGCCAATGATTGCAGCTTGAAGCAGGTCACGACATTTCTCACCGGAGTAACCCAGGCACCACATCAGCGGGGCGTGGTCGAAACGGTGGCCTTCCCATCCTTCCGGGTATTCACCCAGCAGGTGTATGGCGTCGATATATGTCGCTGTGTCTGTCTTGCCGACTCGGTTTGCGGCGATCAGTGCACACTGCCGGTATTCAGCAGTTTTAGCGATGAAGTTGCGCTGCCATTCGTATCGTGTATCGAAGTATGAGCGGTAACGGTAGGCTATCTCTCTGCGACTTTTTTCTTCCAGCAGGCGGATTAACTCAATTTTCTCCTCGCGACTCAGATTTTGCATTCACAAGCCTCGCGAGTTTTGCGTTGAGTTCTTCATCCGACATGGTTTCAATGCTGCCGGAGTGCTCCACCTTCTCGGTGAAAAGCTTCAGGTGCTTACCTAACAGTTCGTAGCCTTTTAGTGCCGCATTGGCATCGTATTTGTAGACTGGCGACATCACCCCATCCGGACCCTCTACGAGGACTGGCTCGCCGCGTTTGTCATATACCGGCTCAGATTGCTCGCACCGACGGATGTTTTTAATCACGCCTTCGAGAACAAACTCTGCGCTTAGCCCTACTGCGGCGTTTCTTTCTTTCGCCAGTTCAGTAATTCGCGCCCGTAAGTGCGGTTTTGTCAGGTTTTCGTGACCAATAGACTTCGCTGATTTTTCGCTGTAGCCAGATCTGATAGCTGCCTGAGTGGCGTTCAGGTCAATAATGTATTCCTGACAGAATCGCTCCTGCTGCTCATTGAGTTCTGCCATATCTCATTCCTCTTTAGTCATTATCAAGCCCACCCGTAGATGAGCTTTGTAATGGCTACTTGTCAGTAGTTTGCTTGTCCCACTCTTCGCGGAACTTACTTGGATTGTCGTAGCCCTGGGAGCCGTTAAGTTGTTTCATTGCTATCTCCTGTTTATGCCAGCTCTCCGCCAGCCTTCAGTTTGGTCAGCAGTGAGTTAAATTTCGTTACGATGGTGTTTACCGCCGTCTGCGCTGTGGCAATGTCTGTCACTGTCTGCGCCGGGATTGCGGCTTCTGCTGCCTGCTGCAATACGCCGCCGCGCTGCGTGGTGGTCGGGACTTTGTTGCCCGCCATGGCCGTTGTGCCAGTGGTGCCGATCTGCAGGCCAACCACCTGCTGCGTGTATTGCGATTCGAATGTTGTTTTGCTCATGTAGAGCAATTCACCTGACTGGCTGAAGAACAGATAGCCACCGACAACCGGGCGGAAGATGGTCATAAACTGCGAAGACAGATACTGGTCGTCATGCGCGCCGTCGAATTCAGCGTAGGCATAACCATCTACCGTCTGCTTCAGCGTCTTGATCGGAAGCGCGAATGCATAGTTGCCATTGGCGTCGGTGTATACCGGCCATTTCTGGGTAATCATTGATTGCGTCTCCGGATCACTTCATCAGTGAGTATTGTTTGTCGAAGTCTTTTGCTTCGAGGTAGAAAGGCTGGCCGTCGACTGACTCAACGTAGTAACCGCCTTTCTTCGGCTGGTTGATGCTCATGTACTCATGAGAGACTTCGAACTCCGGGAAGAACTTGTCTTCCGGGATGATTACGCCGGTGCCGTCAACAGCCTGGCGGACTTCTTTGATTTTGAGCGCCAGTACCTGAGCGTCTTTGCCCTGGTAGCGCGGAAGCTGATTGCGTTTGAGAGACATTTCTTTCCCCTTAGCTGCCGATGATGAACATGTTGAAATTTGTGTTAGCAGGTGCGTTACCGAATGGGCTTCCGTTGAGAAGCAGCGTACCTACTGATTGCTTTACGAGCACGTTACATCCGGTAGTGGTGATGTCAGTTGCTTGCCCCATAACAAGCTGGTCGCCGTTCCAGATTGGGTCTGGCTTGACCTGCGGAGGTGCGGTGTATTTTTTGGTGAAGGTGATAGCGACTTTCGCTCCGGCAGTAATGACCTTGCCAGTGACTGTTTCGAAATAAACAGGTGTTGCATTGGTTCCTGGCAAACCCTGAGGGCCAGTGTCCCCTTTAGCGCCAGTTGGACCAGTTGCGCCTTGCGCACCTGTATCCCCTTTATCGCCCTTGTCACCCTTAATCCCCTGAGGGCCTTGCGCTCCAGTGTCACCTTTTAATCCTTGTGGTCCTTGTGCCCCGGCTAGCCCGGTATCACCTTTAGGTCCCTGAGATCCATTGTCTCCTTTGGGTCCCTGAATTCCTTGTGCGCCCATTGCCCCAGCGTCACCCTTCTCGCCTTTTTCTCCCTTCTCACCAGGCTCTCCTTTTGCGCCCGGATCTCCCTTCTCTCCCTTTTCCCCTTGCGGCCCAGCTGCACCAGTCAAACCCTGAGGCCCCATTGGCCCTTGCTGACCCGCCTCACCATTTGCGCCACGGGGAATTTGCAGGTTTAAAACCTGATTGGGTGCATCACCAGTTATGGTGGCTGCGGCCTGAGTGCCGTGCTCAGCTGTTTTCACGTCACCAATGGAAATGGAATTAGGTGATGGAGTTTGCCCGTCCTTTCCTTTTGGAATAGCGAGATTTAGTTTCTGCTTTGGTGCGTCGCCGGTAATTGATGCCCCAGCGCCCTGTTCTGATGAATTGGTAACAACACTGCCGATAGTCAACTCTGTAGTGGTCGGCTTATCTGCAACTACGGTAACGACCGGTGTAAATCCATTCTGCGGGAAGAGGCCCAT